TAATGAAGCTGGGAAGGCACTAGCAGAAGAAAATGGTTTACAATTTGAAACACGGACTGGCACAACAGTTATAAAGAATTTAAATAATAGTGATTTTGCGAAAAGGTTCCCTAATTTTATTGATTTAGGTGAATCAACAATTACTAATGACCAAGTTTATGAAAGCGTTGCGTGGGCTTTAATTGATGCCGAAAGTAAAGGACTTGATGGATTAAGCGGAGAAACTATTAACCAACTTTCAAATTTATATCCTGAATCTAATATTAATGAAGTACAAAATACTGTAAAGAATGCTATAAATAGTGCTAAAACTTCTAATATAAATTTTCTAGACGGTAATATAGAAGATAATTTAGCAAAAATAACAGAAAATATTAATATAACAAATACAATACCTGTTACTCCAGCTGGAGATGATACTACTTATACTTCTCTTGACCAACTAACAATACCAACAGGTGAAGGAGAAACTACAACAGGGACAGCTACAGATTTTGGTACTTTTACTTCAGGTACAGACACAGCTACTACGACAGATACTACTACGACAGGTACAGATACAAACCAGAATACAGCTACAGACTTTAGTACTTTCACTTCGGGTACAACTACTACAAATACAGCTACAGACTTTAGTACTTTTACTTCGGGTACAGATACCACTACTACGACAGATACCACTACTACAACAGATACAAACCAAGACCAAGATAAAGATACAGATAAAGAACAAGACACTCAAATTAATCCTCTAATTAATACTCTTATAACTACACAAGTTGAAGACATACCTGATGAAGAAGAGGAAGAAGAAGAAGAGTTATTTGAAACTTTAGGGGGGGCATCTCAAGCTGGGTTAATGAAAGTAACTACCCCTGAACCTGGTGATATTGATTATATTTATGATTTTAGTAGTATATTTCCTAACCCAAAATCAGAGGAGTTATTACCCACACCTTATGCACCAGAAAAAAATTTCCTTGATGAAATAAGAAATATAGTGCAAAAAGGACCATATGAAGATATAATAAATCCTGAAGGTGAAGCAGAAAAAGAACAAGAAGAAAAAGAAGAAGCAGAAGAGCTACAAAGACGTGCCAGATATAGAAGGATAGCATAATGAGTTGGAAAGAAGAATTAGCAAAAATTTTCTTATACGATACTGATAAGGGGAAGACAAAACCTGATGGTTCACCTGCAACGGAAGAAGGCGAAGGAAATTATTTACTAGATCCTAGGAAAATCGCGGCTATGCTGGGGTTTGGTCTAAGTGCTTCAGGTGCTTTAGCTCCCAAAGATCCTCCTGTTGGTTATCAAGGCACTGTTCCTAAATATAATTTTGTTCGTGATCGGGTACAAAATACTTATGATCCTAATAGAAGACCAGGAAGTGGGGGACAACGTTACTTCTCTACACCTCAATTTGTAAAGCAAACTGATAATATGACAGGTGAACAGATAGGAACTTATGAAGATGATTTAAAAGCCGCGCAAGATGCGGCTGCTACAGAGGTTGGTGGACTAGAAACTTTAAACAGAGAAAATTTAGCAAGCTATCCTGCTCCTGTTACTACAACTCCAGAAGAAACAAACACTGGTATCGCGTCTCTTCCATCTATACCATTAGAAGCCGATCAACTTACTGGGCAAGTAAATCTTGGTATGGCAAATGGTGGTATTGTAGGTTTGAAAAAAGGAACTTTTAGTGATTTTATTAGTAATCTTGGAAGTAGTATAAAAGATATGGGAAGTGGTATGTATAAAGATGTAGTTTATGGCCCAATGCAAGGGCCTAATTTACCAAGTGAAACACATGGAAGTTTAGCTAATTTAGATAATCCTTTTGGAAAAACATCATATGATTATGGGCCCTTTACTTTAAGTACAGATGGAACAACTGCAGAACAACATTTTGGTCAAAGTGATGCTGAAGAAGAAAGAAGTAAAGCTTATGCAAATTACAAAAGAGCCATAGGTGCGGGCGCAGGTGAAGGTGTATCTCAAGATTATGTAAGAGGCCGTTCCGATGCTCGTGCTGAAAATTTCTTAGGGGGTCAAAATTATGATGCGGTTGTATCACAAAATGAAGCAACTCCTGGAAGTCATGACATGAGTGTTTATAATAACCCCTTAACAAGTAAAGTCATAAATGGAACTACTCTTGTTGGATATGAAAACGAAGATGGCTTGTTTCAACCTATATCTTACAACGATGCTAACAGAGCTTTAGATGCAGGAATTGTAGATAATCCAGATATAATGGGAACAAACAATACAACTACAGATAATACAACTACAGATAATACAACTAATACAACTACAGATAACACTTCTGGTCCTACTGGTCCCACTGATTTTACTGGGTTTCTAAGTGCTATAGATACAGGAAGCACTTCTTATACTGGTCTTTCCGATAATGTTACTAGTTTTGCAGATACAATCGGTACAGATCTTTCCCCTACTGTGGTTACAACAGATATATTACCTATTACAACACATTATTCAAACCTTCCAAGCGAAGAAAAAGAAACTTTCTACAATCTTATTTCTTCTGGTGATGTAGTAACTAATGTAACAGATCCAGAAACAGGAGAAGTAACTAGTGTTCCAATTCCTCAAAATAAGCTAAACGCGTATAAAAAATGGTTAGATTATATTAATACTTTAGGTAATGAAGCACTTCCAAGACTCATAGAAGATTTAACCATTTTAAGAGATTTTACAGGTGTATCAGGGCAAGCAGGTACAGGGGGTGCAGCTTATGGTGGTGCAATAAAAGGATACGCTATGGGAGGAATGGGAGAACCCCCTCAAGGACTTTCTGCTTCTCCTGGTCTACCTTCAGGATTATTAAAAAGCAATGAAGATGGTATGGCAGATACCATACCCGCGCAAATGGGGGAGCAGCCTATTAACTTATCTGGAGGCGAATATATTATGGATGCAGAAACCGTTGCATTTTTAGGTAATGGTAACACTGATGCAGGTGCTCAAAAACTAGATGATTTTAGAGAAACTTTAAGAATGGCAAAGAACGGTGGTGAAGACCAAGGAAATCAAATAAATTCCGAAAACTTTTTAGGTAGATTACAACAAGTGGGAGTAGCATAATGGCAAATGCAACAACAAGTGGCGATGATACTACACTTCCTGGTTCAGGTGAAATAGGGGATGTAACAGGAAAAGAAAGTTCCCTAAGTAATTATGCAGGTGAATACGTCACTAATATGATGGGTAAAGCTGAAGCTTTAGCAGATGAACCTTATCAGGCATATACTGGACCTCTTACCGCAGGAGAATCAGAGCTTCAAACACAAGCTTTTGAAGGTATAGGCGGATTATCAGTACCTACAGGAGCCATGGGTGAGATGACTGCAGATTCACTATCTCCATATATGAACCCTTATTTAGAGATGTCTTTGCAGCCACAAGTTGACGCTGCTATTAGAAATGCTGATATACAAAGAATGAAAGATGCTTCAAGGTTGACAAAATCTGGATCTTATGGTGGCAGCCGACAAGCTGTTATGGAAGCAGAAGGTAACAGAGCACTTGGTGACACGTTATCAGGTATATATGGAACTGGATACAGAGACGCGTTTGATAGAGCAACAGGTCTGTTTAAAGATGACCGACAGTACGGGTTAGACGCGTTACGAGAACAAGCTAGCATGGGTGAAACACAAAGGGCTATTGAAGCAGAAGGTATTCAAGCAGATAAAGATCAATTTTACGAAGAAATGGATGATCCTTATAAAAAATTACAATTTCAACAGTCTTTTTTACAAAATCTTCCTCTTGAATCTCAAGATTATATATCACAAATGGGTAATATGCTTACAGCTGCGGGAGGGGATGCAGTTGGGTTTTATAAATTAATAGAAGAATTATTGGGGGGTGATTAATATGCTTCCTACAGATATAAATAAAGATGTTGCCGACACAGCTAATGTATACGAGAACAATGTAACAGGGTTACAGAACAAGGCAAAAAAAGATCAAAAATCTGGAGGTTTACCAGAAGCCCTTGTAGAATTATTAGCTCTAAGTGAGGTAAAGAAAAAGACAGATGCAGCTAAAAGGCAGATACAACTAGACATGGCGCAAGCTAAAGGCCAACCAACTAGTATTGCTGAAAAATTAAAAAAAGGTGTAATAGATCAAGCTATAAGTGATAAAATTAAAGGTGTTGCAGGAGTTCTTCAAAAACAAGCAAAAGATAGAAACAAATATATGAACAATCTTGTAAATAAAGGAGCAAAAAATGCTACGCAATTTGCAAGACCTACCCTTCCTTTTGCACAACAAAAACCAGGACCTAAAGTAGGGTCTACAAGAATGACACAACAAATGCCTACTCAATATGCTGCTATGGGTGGGGGTATTGCACGTATGCCTAGACAGAATCTTACAAACATGGCAGATGGAGGTATCGTAGGGTTTAAAGAAGGCACAGATAGTAATTGGTTAAGTAAAATAGCTGAAAAATTTAGTATGCCAACCTCTACAACCCTTGATCTTTTAGTAGATAACCTATCACAATTACCTGGGGATCTAAAAGAAAAGGTTATTTCTCTAGCCAATAAAGTGAAAACCAAAACAAATGAAGTAAAAACTAACACATCAGAAAGTGTAAAGAACCGTAGCGATAAGGTTAATCAAACAGTAAGTGACTTATTTGGTAGAGGTAAAGATTTAGTAAGTTCAGGTATTGAGACTGGTAAAGATTTAATAAGTTCAGGTATTGAGACTGGTAAAGGGATTGCTCCTGAAGTTATTCCTGCAATTAAAAATTTTGCTAATAGAGAAGTTGAGGGAGCTAAAGATCTTATTTTTGGGGGAGAATATTCAAGCCCTGCTCCAGAAGTGTTAGGCGGAGGAAACCAAAATGTTAACGCAGCAGCTAACCAAGGATTATCAAATCTTCGTTCTGATTTATCTGGCGCAAAGCAAAATATAGATGACCTAAAAGGCGGGATAGCTAATGCTGATAAACGTATAGCTCAAAATGAAACTCTGCGGGATAGGTTTGGTGACGAAGCAGATAGAGCAGAAGATTATTTAGAAGGTTACGATAAAGATTTTAAAGAGATTGGTAAACCAATTCCTGGGACTGAACAAGATTTAATAGACAGAAATACAGCTATAGCAGATTATGCTAATAGACAATATGATGCAGCTACTAACGCTAGAAGTAAATTTAGAAAAGATAAAAAACAATTTGAAGGAGAGCTAGGCGGAGCTGAAGAAGCTTATAGCGATATTGCAAGTGAAGTAATGTCTATGCAGGACATGGCTAGAAGAGCTAGAATGGGTGATCCTGAAGCTATAGCTTTTATGAATCAGCAAGGGAAGGCAAACATTCAGCAAGGTCTAGCAGGTATTTATGGAAACCAAAATGTAGATCCTTCTATGATGAAAATGGTAGAAGCACAACAATTCCCATCTATGCAAAGAAATGTAGATGCAGATGCTATAAAAGCCGCGGAAAAATCAGATTTTATACCACAAAGAACTAATTATCCTACTACTTCTCTTGCAAATAGAACTGCTGGTATTTTTAGTTTGCCAAGTGAAATGATGGCGCATAGCATGGATATGCAAAAAAATACAGTTTTAAATAATGCTAAAAAACAATTACTACAGCTCAACCCTAACTTATCTGAACCAGCACTAACCGAGCAAGCAGAACAAATGATAAAAAATAAAGAAGCACTTGCAGGGTCAGATACAGAATTTGAATTACCTACATATCCAGAAATGATATCAGGTTTAGACAAAGGCTTAAATTATTTAAGTGATATGTTTACTGGAGGCGGGGAAGAAAACACTAGTGGTATAGATACTTCTAAACAAATGAAAGTAATAGATGAACAAGACTCTAATACTTTTGATGCTATGGGGAAAGTAGGTGAATACGCGGACACAGATGACGGTGGAGGAAATGCTTCAAATAAAAAAGTAGCTAACGCTGTAATACAAACCGCTGGTTCTTCTGACTTTAATATAGGTTCTATGAAAGATGTTATGGAGTTCTATGATATGATGGAACAAAGAGCAGCTGACAAAAGTAGAAAAGATGCTACATTGTACGCTCTTGCTAATCTTTCAGGTTTTAAAGGGTTTAGAGAGTTTATTCCTTTATTTGAACAGTATACAAATGCACAAAAAGCTAAAGCTAGAGAATTAGCAGATAAAGCTCTTAATTATGGTTTACAAAAACAGAAGATGGCTCTTCAAGGGCAAGCTAACGCTTTAAAGATGCAAATGATGAGAGATAACAGACTGTTAAATAATAATAGACTTCTCCAAGCAGAATTAAATGACCAACTACCCAACTTACAAATGGCTAAACAACAATTAAATATTTTGAATATTCCAGATTATGGAGGTACTTATGGTGAATTATTACAAGAACTAGCAGAGTTACGGAGTAAAGGTGTAGAGCAACCAGAAGATGAACAAGAATTATTAAAGTTTAAAGAGATTGCTGAGAATGCTACTCCAGAAGGTGAAGCTGTTGTTATGTACCAAACTGCTGTAGATACCATTAGAAGTATGATTCAACCATTACCTCCAATGCAATAAATGGCTACATATGAAATTTATAAAAAAGACGGGACTCCTGTAAGAGTTCAAGGACCTCCAAACTTATCTTTTAAAGAGGTGCTTTCTATCTATGAAAGTGGAGGAAAATCTGCACCCTCTCAACCTTCTGTATCTCAACCAAGAATTAAAGCAAGAGAACCTGATGTATTAGATAGACTAGGAGAAATACCTAAAAGTGTAGGTAGAGGTGTTTTAAATTATCTTGAAGACGGTATAAAAGGTTGGACTATTCCTTTAAGCGAAGGACCAGAAAGTTATTTAAGAGATAAAATTACAGGAGGGATTGGAGCTCTTAGGGAATATACAAAACCTGACTTATATTTTCAACAAGCCCAGATGGATCCTAACGCTTCTTTTATGGATGTAGTTCCTAATAAGTTTGGGGAAGCATTAGGTTCTTTTGTTGGTATAGGAGGTACAGCCCTTATACCTGGCGCAGGGATTCCTCTTGCAGCAGGACTTGTTGTAGGCGGAGGAATGGAGGAACAAAAGCAACGAGCCATTGCTGCGGGTAAACTAGATCAATTAAGTGCAAGAGAGGTACTTTATGGTGGTGCAGTAGGGGTTACAGAACTTATACCTATAAGACTTTTAAGGGATGGTTCAAAAGCGTCTCTTACCGTTTTAAATCGTTTAAAAAGAGCCTTTATAACAGGTGGAGTGGAAGGTTTACAAGAAGCGTCAGCTCAATATGCACAAAACTGGATTGAACAAACAGGTTATAATCCCCAAGTAGAATTAGAAGAAGGCACAGGAGAAGCATTTGCATACGGTGATGCTGTAGGTTTTTTTGTTCAAGGTGTTATGGATCTTATAGCTCCTAGGCGTGGGGTTAGAGCTACTACTGTTGCACAAGAATTAGAAGATATCGGAGTCACACCTAAAGATGATGATCCTTCTACAAAAGCTCCAGGCGCACCAATAGTAGGAGAAGGAGGACAATTTGAATTTGATCTTGGAAAAGATACAAAAGGTCCAAAAATTTTATCTAAAGAAAGAGAAGCTAAAGAACTTGGAGTACCAACACTCACTAAAAAAGAAATAGCACAAAGAGAAAAAGATCTACTTAAAACTGATACAGAAGAACAATTAGAATTTGATTTAAGAAAACCTATTGAAGATAAAAAACCTGTTAAAGAAGAACAACTTGAATTAGACTTACCTGCACCAAGAAAAAGACCTACAATAGTAGAAGAAGATAGTGGACAAATAGGGTTTGACTTTGATAAGAAACCAAAAAACACTAAAGAAGCAGTAGAAAAAATAATAAAAGAAAGAGTACAGGAAAAAGAAAATGTCGCTTCAAACATTGACAAGAGAACAGATGGAGTTAGCACTAAAGATAGTGGACAAGATGCTGTATCAAAGGGAGACATTGGTATTGATTCCGAAGGAGCTAAAGCATCTACAAGCGATGGATTGGGAAATATTGGGAGAGATACTAGACCAGACAATGTTGCAGAAGAGCAGAGAGACGATACACTAACTCCTTTACAGAAAAGTATACTAGATACATATAGAAAAACGGGTGTTGTTCCTCCATTCCAAGATCGAAGTGCTAAAATATTTAAGAGAATGGGGTATGATGTAAAAAATCAAGAAGATATAGCAAACGCCCTAAAAGACTTAGAAGCAAAAGATACTACAGATACTACCCAAGTTGAACCACCTGTTGCTACGCCACCTGTTGCTGCGCAACCTAAAAAAGGACAAATGGAATTATTTCCTGGTGTTAATCTTGGAACTACAACTAGGCCTGAAGAAGTTGTTGAAGACCAACCTGATACACCTGTTACAGATCCTAACCAATTAGAAATAGACTTTAATAAAAAAGAAACACAAGATTTATTAAGTTTAGTAGTTGATGATACCTTACCAGGTTTTGATGAAAAAAATCAAAAAGCTATAGACTATGAAAATGAAACTTTTGACAGAGATATGGCTAGAGGAGAAGCTCTTGCTGAAGCTTTTAAGAAAATAGAAAAAGGACTTATAGATAAGGGAATATTAGAAGGAAGGGCAATAAGACGTGCTATAGAGAAAGCAAAGCCTAAAATAAAAGTTACTTCTGACCAAGCTAAAGAGATAATTAAAAAAGATAAAGTTACCCAAAAACAAATAGCAAAAGATAAACAAAAAGAAACAGCTAAGACTGCAGAAGCAAAGGAAAAAACAGCTAAAAAACGTGCGTATGAAAAAGATGCACCAAAAAGACTAGAAGCTAAAAAAATAATAAATGATATATACGAAGGTAATGCTAAAAAACCACAAACTGGTACACAAAAAGGAGCATTATTAAAAGAATTTCATGATAATCAAGAATTAAATAAAGATACAGTTGATTATAAAATTATAAGTTCAGATCTAGCAAGTATTGGTATCTTAATGAATACTTCAGATTATAAACTTAAAAAAGAATTTCCACCTAAAGAAGGTCAAGCTTCTATTGGAGTGTCAGCAAAAAGATATTTTACTAAATCTTCTAACCCAAATGTTGTAATTAGTATGATAATAGAAGATTCGTTGGGGGATATTAATTATAGAGCAGATCCAGAAGTGTCTGCTGCCGAGAACGCTTTTTATGAATTTACAGGGCCAAAAGAAGCAAAGAACGCTTTGCTTTGGATAAAAGAAAATTTAGGTACAGATTTAAATAATACTATCGAAGAAAAAATAAAAGATAGTACAACAGAAATAGCATCAGAAGAATTTGGTAAAGTTATTTTGACTTCAAAAACTAATGCAGAAGTTAATGCTATAGTTGCAAAAAATGAAAAACAACAAGACTTTAATGATGCGTTAGATAAACAAGGACTTCTAAGAGGGGGGTTAGATCCATTTAAAGTTGATAGCGATATGAGAAACTTTTCTCTTGATAATTATGGAAAAGGTAAATCAAATGTATCTTTAGCTGCTATGAAACCTACTTTAAATAAAATGGGGGAAAAAGGACTAGATCAATCTTCTACTCTTTTACTAAGTATGCCTATGTACTCAATGGCTCAAAAAGCTTTACGAGGTGGCCAATTAAAAACAGCGTTAAATATTATAGCTGGAAAAAGTTATGGTAAAAGAAATAGAGAACTTGCAAAAGGTTTTAGTAAATATATAGGAAGTACTAAAGTTGAAGTCGTTGACAACTTACGTCTAAAAGAAACAGGAAATAAAGTTTCAGGATTATTTGACCCTCAAACAAATACAATTAAATTAGATTCAAAGACAGGATTAAATAACCATACACTTTTCCATGAGTTAACTCATGCTACTACATCAGCTACGCTAGCGAACCCGTCTCATCCTTTGTCTAAACAAGTTACTATGTTATATAACGCAGTCAAGGACCGCCTGGGCACAGTGTATGGGTCTAGAAATACAGAAGAATTTTTAGCTGAAGCAATAAGTAATTCAGAATTTAGAAAAGATTTAGCTACTATTTACGTCAAAAAAGAACCTTACAGCAGTCTTGATAAATTTTTACATGCCTTAAATAATTTTGTACGTAAGTATATATTAGGGAAAGAAACAATTACTTTACCAGATTTTAAAGGGTACACACAGTTTAGATCTCCTTTAGGTATGTTTGATATAACTAATGCACAAGAAGAAGTTACAAGATTGGTAAATGAAATAAATGCGCCTTCCCCTAAAAATAGAGATGCGTTTGAGTTAGGGTTAGAAGATGCCAATGCAATAATAACAGATTTACAAAACATTTCTGAAAAACAAAAAGGTAAATATAATCCTAAAAAGTTTGCAAAAGAAGTTACAGCCCTAGCAACAGGTACAGCAGGTGGTCTTGGAGCAAGAGCTAGACAACTATTACTACAACTTTTACCTATGCAAACTACTGGTGATCTTTTAAATTATCAAGATAGAGATGGTTCAAAAAACTTTGATGGTTTAGGTATGCAGAGAGTTCTTTTTGACCAAGAAGCAGGAATTGTAAAACAAAGTGAACGAATAGAAGGTTCTATTGAAAGTATACAAAGAAATATTCCTAGAGGGAAACTAGATAATTTTAATAAAGTAGTAAGTTTAAGTAGTAGATTTCAAGTTGATCCTTCTAAAGGAAGAAAAGCATATGAAAAAGATCCTGAAAAGTTAGAAGTATGGCAAACTATGCAACCTATGTGGAATGAGCTAGGTGATAAAGGTAAAGGAGCATATCAAGATTTAAGAAATGTTTATGTAACTATGTTTAACCAATTAAAGGATGTTATTTATGGTAGAATAGACGGTTTAGACGTAAACAAGGGAGCAAAAAAACAACTAAAAGAAAAGGTTTATGGTCAATTTTTTGATAGAAATAACATTGAAGTCTATTTTCCATTAGTAAGAACTGGATCTTATTGGATAGAATTTCAAGCTAATGACCCAAATAAAAATAATGCGTTAGAACAAGTTATTATGGCTTTTGAAAGTGAAGGACAAAGAAGAAAAGCTATATCTACTTTAAAGTCAGAGTATAACATAGACGCTAAAGCTTTCCAAAAAACAGATGCTAAAACAAAAGTTTTTGATAGAGCTCCTAGTGATTCATTTATGGCTCAAGCGTTAGATATTCTCCAAAAAGGTAAGATAAAACCAAAGATACAAGATGAGTTTATGAACTTGTTTATTGAATCTTTACCTGAAACTTCTTTTGCAAAATCTTTTTCTCCTAGAAAAGGCACATTGGGTTTTAACGAAGATGCTATTTTAGCTTTAAAAACTAAAGGTTATAATCTTGCAAGACAAATAGAAAGATTACGACATGCCCCTGAAATAAGAAAAGAAATACAAAGATTAGAAGAAGTTCAAAGAAAAAATACTAGCAATATAGGGTTTACATCAGAAATTATAGAAGAACTCAAAGAAAGAGGAAAGTTTGCATTAAATCCTCCTCCAGATAACCTTGCTAGAAATCTAAATAGATTTGCATTTGGTATGACTCTAGGGCTTAATATATCTTCTTCTTTTGTTAACTTTTCTCAAATACCTCTTGTAATGCTTCCTTATTTAGGAGGTAAATATGGGTATGGTAAATCTACAAAAGAAATATTTAAAAACTTTTCTATATTAAAAAATAGTGGACTTAGTAGAAGTATTGCTACTGCCATCCCAGATGGAAAAGGAGG